CGGGTCGGGCCGCAGCCCAGCGAGCCACGCCCGCAGGACATCCCTGGCCCCGTCGAAGGCCAGCGCGTCCGCGTCCTCAGCGGAGATCGGGCTGGATCTCGGCGAGGTCGTCGAGCTGGGATCGGACATGTTTCTCCAGAGCCTTCTGCATGGCGGCCGGCTCCACGCCCAGATCGGCCGCCATCAGCGCGGCCACCCGGGCGGGCCAGTTGACCCAGACGTCGCGCTCCTGCCGCGCGAGCCGGAACACCAGCGCCAGCGCGCGGGCGCGGTCGATCAGCTCGCCCTTGAGCCTCGAGAGCCGGATGCGCCGCTCCTGCGCCTTGAGCACCTCGTTGGCCGTCTTCGCCTGCAGGAACGTCGTGCCGCCGCCCGTGGCCGGCGCGGCGAGGCCCTGCTCCTTCAGTGTGTCGCCCACCGCCGAGACCGCCGCCTCCGGCACGGGCTTGCGTTTCGGTTGGGGCGGCTTGCGGGTCTTCGACGGGTCGGTCGTCTCGGCGCGGCGCGCGTCGCTGGCGTCGGCGTCGATGCTCCCGTCGGCGTGCAGCACCAGGCGGCCGGCGGCCTTGGCCTTCTGGATCGCGCCGCGCGAGAGACCGACGCGGGTGGCGTATTGGCGCTCGCTCAGACCCTCCATGCCGCGCTCCGATTATCATGCGAAATCATGTGCTTATGGAGTTGATAAGCCTCCGCGCCGGAGCGAACGTGGATCCACAAGGACGATGCAACTCAGCACCGCGCTCAAGCAGCGCAGCGATAGCGCAGAACGAAGGAGCCACCCCGATGGCGACCCGCCTGAACCCGATCACCACCCCGCGCCACCAGCTTCGCGCCGAGAAAACGAGCAGGAACAAGGAGGCGGCCCTGACCGCCTTCATCGGCCGGAAGGCCGAGATCGACGAGATGCTCGCCCGCTTGCAGGCGCTCAGCGACGACCACTTCAACGCCCACCCCGAGGAGATCAACTGGGGCCATGTCGGCACCCTCGAGCACTACGCCAGCCTCCTGAAGCGCATCACGGACAGCGCCTTCGGCGAGGGCGAACACGCCCGCTGATCTCCGGCCCAGCCGGAACTCCTGCCGCGCGGAGGCGCGGCTCGGGGTCGTAGGAGGGTCGCGACGGTCGCGGCCCCGAACACGGAGACCCCAGATGACCAAGCATTCCGACACCCAGCTCGTGATCCTCAGCGCCGCTGCGCAGCGCGAGGACCGCAACATCCTGCCGCTCCCCGGCTCCCTGCGCGGCGGCGCCGCCACCAAGGTGGTCGGCGCGCTGCTGAAGCGCGGGCTGATCGCCGAGACGGCGACCGACAGCCGGACCAAGGCCGACGCTGCGCTCAACCGCATCTGGCGCAACGACGAGGACGGCCGCGCCATCCTCCTGCACATCACGGACGCGGGCCTCGCCGCCATCGGCGTCGAGCCGGAAGGCGGCGACAGAGCGCCCACGGGCGCCGACAGGACGCCGAACGCGGACAACTCGCAGGACGCTCCCGCCGAAGCCGTTTCCGCGCCCAAGGCGCGCACACCGCGCACCGGCACGAAGCAGGCCAAGCTGATCGAGATGCTCCGCGCCGAAGGTGGCGCCACCATCGACGAGATCGTCGCGGCACTCGACTGGCAGGCTCACACCGCTAGGGGCGCCATGTCCGGCGCGCTGAAAAAGAAGCTCGGCCTGACCATCACCTCCGAGAAGGTCGACGGAAGAGGCCGCTGCTACCGCATCGAGGACGCCTCCTGATGCCGCGTTTCAGGGTCAAGATCACCCGCGACGTCACCGAAAGCACCTGCGTGTCCGTCGAAGCACTCTCCCCGGAGGCGGCGCAAATCGCCGCCTTCGAGGTTCTGGCCGACATGGAAAACGCCGTCTGGACCCTCGATGAAGGTTCGTGGAATGCGGGCGATGCATACATCACGGAAGTCGCCCCCGAGGAGTGACGCGCGGCGTCATCGCCAACATTCGAACAGTCGGCGCAGCAGGTAGCCCCGCGCCAGCGAGACGATGACGAAGGCGAGCCCGATGGTCATGTGCTCCGCGAGCCCCGTCTCGATCCCGAACCACGGGAACACGACGATCTGCGTGGCGATGGCCAGAACGTAGCCAACGACGACATTCGTCGCGGCCTCAACCATCGACATGATCCGGCTCTGCCTCATCGCAGGCTATCCATGAAAGCCGTCACGAACTCCGCCGCGAGCGGCGGCACGATCGCATTGCCGTAGCCCCGCAGGAGCCCCATGCGGCCGGGTAGCCCATCAGCCAGCGGGAATGTTCCGGGTTCAACGGGCCTCCAGCGGCCATCGCGGCAGAGCAGCCAGTCCGGATCCCGCCAGACGCTGTCCGTCGCATTGGTCCCGGCGGGGTCTGTGCCTTCGACCAGTCCACCAGCTTCACCGTCCTGCGACTCGCATCGGTGTTGCCGGCCGCGTTGTAGCGCTCCGTCGCGGGCGAGCCCGCCATCGCCGTCGGCCAGCCCGCCAGCCAGACCTGTCGTCCGAGCAGAGCGTTGATCGGAACGGCTCGGCATTCCGACCCGTCCTTGTGATCCCGCGCCGAGGCCGTCGCCCAGCCCGCCCGGCTCGAGGGCGACAGCGCCGAAGAACAGCCGCTGGCGGATGTGCGGCGCGCCGACGCCCGCAGCCGGCAGATCGGCCGCCGCGACGGCGTAAGATGCTGCTTCCAGCGCATTCGCCAAAGCGTCGAACCACGCCCAGCCAGTCGGATCCTCAGCCGCTGTTCGAGCCGCGCCGCCAACGCGTCCGAGCACCGCCGCGCTCGCGACCTGCTCGCCGAAAACGAGCTCCGGACGGCATTCTGCGACGAGGCGCAGGAATGCCGGGGCGAGGTGGCGGTCATCGTCTTGTCCCTTGCGCTGCCCAGCCTGGCTGAAGGGCTGGCAGGGCGGCGAACCGGTCCAGACGGACAGGTCCTCGACAACGCCCGCGAGGCGGAGCGCGTAGGGCCAGCCGCCGATCCCGGCGAAGAAATGGCATTGCGCGAAACCGCGCAGGTCGGCGGGCTCCACCTCGAGGATGGACCGCGCATCCACCTCGCCATCCGGCAGCAGCCCAGCAGAGATCAGCTCCCGCAGCCATGCGCAGGCCGCGGGATCGGCATCGTTGTAGTAGACGGCCATCAGGCGGCGGCATCAGCCTTGTCGTCCAGCCGCTCTTCCTTCACTGCCGCGAAAGCTCGGCCATCGCCGTCAAGGATCGCGTCCTTCCCGGTCTCCGCCTGCCAGCGCTCGATGGCGACGTCGATGTACGCCGGGCTGATCTCCATCGCGAAGACGCGGCGGCCGTTGGCTTCGCCCGCCATGATCTGCGAGCCGGATCCGCAGAAGGGCTCGTAGCAGAGACCGCCCCGCGCCACATGCTGGCGCATCGGGATGCCGAAGGCGTCCAGCGGTTTCGGCGTCGGGTGATCGGGCCGCTCGTCCTTGGCGAAGGACGGCATCTCCCACGTCGAGGGTAGCGTCTGCTCGGCCACCTTCGGCGGCCGGTTCGGGCGGCGCCAGCCCATGAAACAGGGCTCGTGCTTCCAGAGGTAGTGGGACCGGGTCAGGACACCGCGGTCCTTCACCCAGATGATCTGCTGGTGGACGAAGGCGCCGGCTTTTTCCCAGCAGGCTTCCAGCATCGCCTGGCGGCGCGAGGCGTGCCAGCAGTACCAGGCGGCGTCCTCGGTGATGGCTTCCGACACAGCAGCGGCGATGAAGCCGTCGTAGAGGTCCGCCCCCTGCGAACTGTCGTCCCAGGTCGTGCCGTAGCTCTGGCTCCAATCCTCACATGGGCTTTTCTTCGTCAAGCGCTTCTTTGACATCGCGATTCATTCCTTCGATGAGCTGGGACAGTGTTTCTGAAGGAGGCTGAGATCCGGGGATTCGAGGTGGCGCGGTGGCGAAGGCCCGCCGGGAACGGTTTGAGAGCAGCCTGACAGAGGCGGCGGCCGCGGCGGCGCGCCCCCAAATTCGCTGGCGACGGCGGGGCCGCCGCCGGTGCAACTTTTCACGCCCGGCCGGAGGGGGATGGCTGCAGGCCGCGATCACCCGGCCGACGATGCTCCAGTGCACGCGTGACGCGAGTCTCGCGCGCCGACGCATCGACGGGCGCTTTCCTCAACATCCATCGGTCCAGGATCAGAGCCCGATTGCATGACGCGGCCCGGCTCCGGGCACGATCAACCTCACATCCGGTCGCCGCTCGGAGCGGCTGCACCAATATCCCGCGTGCGGCGGGCGGGGCTCGGAGGGGGCGACACCATTCTTGTTGACGGTCCTGTTGTCAGGCCACGGATTGGATCGGCTCGCCCGCCTGGACCGATCCGGGCTGATCAGGCCCGGGCCGGTATTCGATGGTCCTTCTCGGCCGTGGCGCTCAGGCAGCCTGTGGCTTCATCTTGGCGCCCTCGATCACCACACCCGACGTGACGTATTTCCACAGCGCCACCAGCAGCTTGCGCGCCAGCGCGACGATTGCCGTCTTGCGCTGACGGCCGCCATTCTGCTCGACGCGCGCGCGGAACCAGCGGGTGAGCGCCGAGTCCGGCTGGTGGCCCAGCCAGAGCCAGGCGAGCTGGATCATCGTGGTGCGCAGTCGCGGATTGCCGGCCTTCGACACGCCCTGCTCGCGGCGCACCGCGCCGCTCTGCCACGGCGATGGCGCAAGCCCGGCATAGGCCGCCACCTGCCTTCGATTGTCGAAGCTGCGAAACAGCCCCTCCGACCACAGGACCGCGGCGACCTCCGGCCCGATGCCCCTGATGTCCAGCAGCATCCTCGCCGCTGCGGGCGTCTCGCGCTCCCGCGGCGCCTCGGCGAGCGCGGCATCGCGCTCCGCTTCCACCGCCGTGATCTGGTCGAGGAGAAGCTCCAACCGGTCGAGTTCGCGCAGGATTTGCGCCTTCAGATAGGATGGAAGATCCCGGCCATCTCCGGTGCGCAGGCCCTCGAGCCGGGCGCGCCGGTCCCGGCGAAGGGGCTCGTAGCCGCGGATGCCCTGCGCGAACAGCAGGCCCTTGATGCGGTTGACGTGCGCGACGCGCTCCGCGATCAGCGCCTTGCGCTCGCGCGTGATGCGCCGGCGATCCTCGTCCTCGGGGCGCGGCGCCCGCACCATGGCGCAGACCCGCGGCTCGCCCCGCTTGAAGGCGAGCAGGGTCCGGACCAGCGTCTCGCCGTCGAGCCGATCGGTCTTCGCCCGGCGCCGCCGCCGCGACGTCGCGATCGAGGCGGGATCGACGACGTGGCTTTCGATGCCCTCATTCTCCAGAGCGCGGTGGATCCAGAACCCGTCGAGCCCGGATTCCTGGATCACGATGATCGGGAAATCGCGTCCCGTGCGCACCTGCGCCTTGTCCCGCAGCTGCGCAAGGCGCACCAGCAGTCCGGCGATGTCACCGCCGGGAACCGCGTGGCGCGACATCTTCTCGCCGCCGCCCGGTAGAAGCGCGGTGACGACCCAGCTGGAACGGCTGAGTTCCAACGAGACGAAGATTGCGCCAAGATCGGTGCGGA